TCATCGTACTTTTCTTGAGATGGCAAGTGCAATCCTTCCTATAAAGTCCGTAGAGAGCTTCAAATGACATCGTAGGCGCGCCCGCCTGCTCCTCGACGTAGCGACGCTCCCACTCAAGCGCCTCGCGCTTCGTGGCGAAGCTTTCTTTTTTCTTTTTCCGGCGCTTGCCGGTCCAGTCTTTGTAATAGAAGGCGCAGTACCAGCGACCGGCGTCATTCTTGTATGCTGGCATGATTGTACTCCTTTCCCCCGTGGCACGCCCCACGGGAATATGCTATACTGAAACCACAAGCCCCGGCACGCCTACGGGCGTCCGGCGCGGGGTGGCCGACAACCACCTTCTTATCCAGCTGCCTCGTACGAGGCAACTCAGGGCCGTCTTGTCAGCGGCTGCTGCAAATCGTGCCGCCTGCGGGCGGCTATTTTTGTTTGCATTTTGGCGGCGCCGCCAAAATGGCTACTTTTGAGCATGTCGCTGACTTAATATCTCATGATAGCATCTATGAGAGAGGACGAGTTCCAGCCCACCATCTCCGTGGCGGCTTGTTGGACTTTCAAGGGAATGCGCTGCTGTCCCCAGGGACGGATGCCGATGATGGTCTTTCCCATGCGATTAGCTTCGTCAATCTCATAGTCAATCCACTTACTGTAGGCATCGTACATCCCCGCGATGATGATAACGATACTGGCGGGCCTTATCTGATTGGTCAACGCATTCTCTAGTCCTGCATTGGTCCTTACATCAAGTGGATCGTGCTGAGGTACACTGTAATTCCGATAGTCCAGAGAGCTTTGTGATAGCCACCTTACAACTGTAGAGTAGTCATCGTTGTATTGCCAAGCATGGCTGATGAAAAGATTATAGTACGAGGCATATCTATCATCCTTTCCCTTGTGATACAATATATACATGAAATAGCAAGAAGTGGCATTTTATCGCGACTTAGCACGGTGAAAGAGGTGGGGCGAGATGAAAGTAAGGAAATACCGGAAGAAGCCTGTTGTGGTTGAGGCCTATCAGACAGACCGAGAGATGATTATCCACACACTGGAAGGCGACCATCATGCGTCGGTGGGGGATTACATTATAACCGGCGTAAAAGGAGAGCAGTATCCTTGCAAGCCGGATATTTTTGCCAAGACCTACGAACCTGTCGATGAATGAGGTGTCGGAGGTTCGTCTTGCTTGATCTGGATCCAATCTCCATTGACGGAAGCAATGATGCTCTCGACGCGCATCACTAAAACAGTGTCCCTGTCATCTCCTCTGTAAACTCCTGTGCGCGTTTCGTACAGGAGTTTTTCACGCTTCAAGGCCTCGCTGGCTGCCCGATACTGCAACCATAAGTCGTGACATGAGTCCAGGCCAGCAAAGAAACGGAGATAGGATGCTATGGCACTGAGTAGCACGAGGATAATGTCGTGCCAAGGATCTGTAATCGGCAGCATTCCGAGAACCGGAAGCAGGAGGACGCATGCGGTTTCTAAGCGCCGCAAACGCTTATATTCGCGCTGGTTTTCCGTACTTTTGCAGCTGAACCATTTTTGCTGTTCGTCCAAGCGATTTCTGATATATTCGTCAGGTGACATTTAGGCTTCCTTTCCTGGCCGCCTTCGGGCGGCTTTTTGTACCACGTCGTACCACGTCGTACCATTCCGCCTCACGCGATCCCCTTGAGCTCCACAAGCCCCTCCGGCACGCCCCGCAGCCTTGCGAGCTGGTATATAGAGCATCCTTCATTCTCACGAATAAAGCTATCGGGTAGCAGGAGCTCGACAGCAAAGGTGTTCGCCTCGCGCTCGATGCGGTCTGTGTTGAGCGCGAGCGTGTAGGCGCTGATCCAGCTCGTATTTGCGTCAGGCGTACATACGGCGTGGCCAAGTTCGTGCGCGAGGACGAAGCGGCGCAGGTGCTCAGGCGTGCGCTCGGCATCGATGAGGATGGTCTTCACACGCTTGTACTTGAGATACGTCCCATAGACGGACCCGCCCAGGTCTATGTATATGACGTTTATACCCATCGTGCGGGCAAGTCGCTCCGGATCGTTTGTGCCGTGCCTGCGGATGAGCTGTTGTACCTTCTTTCTAATATCCATGCGATTACCTCGAAAAGGCTCAGATTTCGACATACAGAAAAGGACTGAGTCAAGCGCTTGACTCAGTCCCTGTTGCCCGCGAAGGGCGTGTGTCTTGTGGCCGATTGGCCTGCTCGCTATGGAGCTTGTGTAAATATATTTTATTACACATCGTGGGGAAAGTCAACGCTTGTCAAGTTTTTGCAGAAAAAGGATTTGCCTCATCTTCTCGTCGATCTGCTGCATGGTCTTTGTGCTGAACCTTATGCCGTTGAGAGCGGAGGCATCACGTTTCAGAGAATATATGCGTAGCTTACTGATAGTGACAATCTGATTTACCAGAGCGATACTGCCGAGCTTCATCTTTTCCAATTCCTTGCTCAGCGCATTGTTGGGAGATACTTGTGATTTCTCATACATCTTTTGCCAAAGCTCGTCACCTAAAAAGACTTCGGAATATCGCAAGCGCTCGACACGTTTTTGAGATTTTACAGAGGTTAGGGGGATTACAACGAGTGTAGGGGATTTCACACTATCCGTAGATGACACGACAACCGCATAGTGTAAGCCGCCTTCCTCTGAACCAACCCTGTAGCCGAGATGAACCTTGACAATATCACCGCGCTGGAAACGTTTATAAATGCGCGCCTCTCCTTCCTTACGCAAGAAGCGGACATAATCGCGTAACCAATAGGCAAGCAGGGACGCGGTCTTTCTTTTATGTTCATCCGCCGCGGTGCAGCAGTCATGGAAAAAACCTGTCAACGACTGAAGGGCTGTGCGTATCAATTCTTGTGTATCAGGCATCCATCTCACTTATCCTTCCTGCACTTTCTCGGCGTGTACTTCTTTTTCGCGGTTCGCTTGGCCTGTATCATCGCGACACGCAGGGCAGCCCTTAGAGCCTCGGTGTCCTCCTCGTCGCCGGGGGCCTTGTAGTCTGCCTGCGCTACGGAATGCAGCATATCCTCGAGGTCGCGTTCGATGTCCCGCTCGTCTCTCGCGTTGAGCTCCGGCAGCCCGTCGCTTTTCTGCGGCGCGGGCGGGGTGGGCTCGTCAACGCCCATAATAACAAGGGGTGATATCTGCAATACTTTTGCCAGTTTGGCGATTCTATCGCGTCGCATGTTGTCAATGTGCCCGGATTCCCATCGCGAAACGGTTGCTTCCGATACACCGACGTAATCCGCAACATCTTTTTGCGTAAGGCTGAGGGCGGTTCTTCTATCGAAAATAATTTTGCCAACAGATTTTGTTCTGCTGTCCATAGTGAACACCTCCTGATAACCTTATTATATATAGAATGTTGCATTTTCGCAATAAATAGCGCATATTTTTCCACGTAAAACTTACGAAAAAGTATTGCGTTTATGCAATACGCATGATATAATAACTTACGTAAACGAAATATATCTACAAGAAACTTGCATTTACGCAAGGAGGTGATAACTTGTTTCAGAAGAACGAATTCAAAGCAGAAGTCATTCGCAGAGGAATGACGCTTGATAATGTAGCTGACGCACTGGGCATCAATCCCGCCTCATTGCACAGAAAGATGAATGGCGCGAGCGATTTCTATCGCGGAGAGATTGAGAAAATCATCAAAACACTGCATTTATCAGGAGAAGAAGTCCTAAGGATTTTTTTTGCAGAGTAACTTACGGAAACGTAAGCAGAAAGGAGAACGAGAGCATGAAAGATATTCAAATTTTCAACAACCCGGAGTTCGGGGAACTGAGAACCATCGAAGAAGGTGACAAAATTTACTTCGTTGCCAGTGATGCAGCTAAGATGCTTGGGTACAAGCGTCCCGCTGATGCAGTAACCGCTCACTGCAAGGGGTCGGTGAAACGCCGACTCCCTACCAATGGCGGTACACAGGAAATGAAGGTCATCCCGGAGGGGGACCTCTACCGCCTGATTGCCAATTCAGAACTGCCGTCGGCGGAGAAGTTCGAGAGCTGGGTGTTTGATGAAGTCCTGCCGACCATCCGCAAGACGGGGAGTTACAGCATCCCGAAAGTCACCCCGAATCCGCACTACCGCACGCGCATGATCGGCACGGCGATTCGCGACGTCGGCAAGACATCGGAGGAGCTGGAGAAGGTGTTTGGCGTCGCGCATGGCATGGCGCTCGCCGTCAGCATGAGCCTTGTCGGCGAGGCGTATGGCGTTGATATGGCTCCCTGCAAAGCGTTGCTACCGGCCGCGGAGGAGGTCAGCTATCTGAACGCTTCCGGCATCGCGGAGCGCATCGGCCTGCGGTGCAAAACGGGAGCGCCGAACGCGGCGGCTGCGAATCAGCTGCTCGCAAAGCACGGCCTCCAGGAGCGGCGCGGCAAGGGCTGGCATCTTACCGAGAAGGGCAAGCATTACGGCGAGGCCAAGCCGTACAAGAACAACGGCCACAGCGGCTATCAGATCATGTGGAGCGATAAGGTAATTGCGGCGCTTAAATGAGGAGGTGAACAAGATGGCAAGGAGGGTGTCAAAAACATTCCTCTTTGTAGAGGACGTGATGCAGCTCTTCGGGTGCTCGCGGGCAAAAGCCTACCAGATCATCGCGGGTCTGAATCAGGAGCTGAAGGAGCGGGGCTACCTGTTCGTAGCTGGGCGCATCAGCCGCCGCTACTTCGAGGAAAGGTACGGCGCAGGCGATACGAATAGAAAAGCCCCCGCATGAGCGAGGGGAAAGAAGTAAGGCGACGGTTGAAACGGAGGAGGAAACATGAATATCTGGGAACGGCGGGCAATCGCCCGCGGGCGGCAGGAACGTCACATCCGGCGGCTGGTGCGCGAGGTTGTTGAAACTGTGGCGTTTTACATCGGCGCGGTCGCGTGGATTATTTTCATCGCCCACTTGTTTGTGGTCACGGCGCTGGGATGAAAAGTCTGTCAGCGCTCAAGAGAGCGCAACGAAACAAGGCGCGGTTTGAACGCCGCGCGGCAAAACGCAAAGAGCGGAGGATGCAGAATGAACACAAAACAGCTCATAAAAGTGTTGAAAGATGAATCATTTTTCGGCATCGCGAAGGACGGCAAGGATATGCTGCTTTATACGCAGCATTTCATGCTTTCCAGTAAAGACCATATTATTTTTCAGTTCATCGAAGAACTGAAACGCTCCGGCTACATCAAAGACGATGTTGTGTACACGTGGGGAGTGTATGGTATTCACCCGTCAGAATACAACACACCGGTGAACGCGGTGGAACTCTATCACAAATACATGGACGCGCCGCGCAGCGCCGCCGAGTATACGCTACATGCGTACGCAAATGATTTCGGCAAAGTGTCCGGTTACGTGTTTGCGGTTGAGAACGCATATAACGTGGTCTTGGCTGAAAGCTTTTTCAAGATGTTCAATAACTATCATCGTTATGAACTTGCACATGTAGGTAACGAGGTTACCTTCGTTGTCGACGGCAAGCATATTGTAGCGCCGCTCAATGTATATCGCACAAGCGGCTTTAAGGTTGTGAAGATTGGCGGTGTAACAGATGAAAAAGATTAAGCGCTACGGCTTGCCGATTCTCACGGCATACGGCTGGCAAATCGTCGGGCGCGTGCTCATCGCCATCGGGCTCGTCGGCCTGACGGTGCTCCAGCTGGGGGCGGTGAAACCATGAAATACTACACAACAAACGTGGATCCGTCGCAGCTCATTGTCGTGGCGAATCGCCCCGGCGCAGGCATGCCCGGGAAGTGCCGCGTGCGGCAAGCGACAAAAGAAGAACTCGACGAGCTCGACAAGCTCCTCGGCCCGGTCGACAAGAGCATCCTCGCGCCGAACGGCGGTGCGAAAGGAATCTACGCACTCCAAGAGCCGCATTTTCGCATGCCGCGCAATCCAGCGCGGGAGGAAGCGGAGGCCAAAGAGCGGGCAAAGAAAAAAGCCGCCTTCCGGGCGGCCATAATGAAGAGCAAAAAGTGATCACCTGCATTGTAGCAGGTTTTGGAGGGAATTACAAATGGCAACTAGCAAGAAAAACGAAGTTATCGAAATCCCCGCAATGAATCTCAAGATGCTCACGCTGAGCATCAAAGGAACGTCGCCGCTCATCGTCCACGCATGGAGCCACAAGGCGAAGCAGATGATGCTCGACAAGCAGATGAAGAAGGCCACGAAGGGGAAGGAGGCGCGCGATCCGTTCGAGGAGTATCTTGACGCGTTCTATTGGATCACGGAGCGCCCCGAGGGGCTGACGCCGGAGAACTTCGACGAGCTGACGAAGGACACAAAGTTCGGATTCCCCGCTCTCGCTTTCAAGGCGGCTGCGATTGACGGAGCGTATCAACAGGGCGTCATCGGTAAGAAGACGACAGCCCGCGGCGCATTCCGCGTCATCGGCGATATGGCGGTCATCGAGGGAAAGCCGCACATGCGTTCCGATATGGTGCGCATCGGTATGGGCGTAGCGGATCAGCGTTTCCGCCCTGAGTTTACGGAGTGGTCAACGACGCTCACGATCCAGTACAACGCTACGGCCATCTCGGCTTCTCAACTCGTAAACCTCTTTAATGTCGGCGGCTTCTCCGTCGGCGTCGGCGAGCATCGCCCGGCCAAGGACGGCGACAACGGGACGTTCACAGTCTGCTGACGCGGCAGGCAAGGCAAGGCTTGGCATGGCTTGGCTAGGCTGGGCTAGGCAGGCACGGCACGGTACGGCAAGGCCGGGCATGGCGGGGCAGAGCATGGCAAGGCAGGCGCGGCAAGCGCCAATAAAAGGAGGTTTTCAAATGCAGTATAAATTCATGACGCCTGTTGCTGGCACAACAGCGCAGGCAGCAGGCGAGGAGCTTGCACGCATCGAGGCGGAGCATGGGAGCTTGTCCCCCTCACTCGTCGTCGATGAATCGAGGGACGAAAGCGCCGTCCTTCATCCAGTCTTTGACTGGAACGACAAGACGGCGGCGGAGAAATACCGACGCGTACAGGCAGGTAATCTCATCCGCGCCGTCGTGGTACAGGTAGAGGAAGCGCCGAGCGCTGGGCCTGTCCGCGCTTTCGTAAATATCAATGCTGCGGGCTACGCGAGAGAAGGCCAGTACATCAATGTGCATGACACGCTCAGCGACGAAGAGACGCGCAAGCAGATGGTCGATAACGCGTTTGCGGAGCTTGAAAGCATCCGTCGCAAGTATAAGAATGTCACGGAGCTTGACGCCATTTTCTCTGAGATTGAACGGCTCAGGAAGGAGAGCGCATAATGAAGCGATACCGTATCAAGACTATCGTCACCGCCCGCTACACGCACGATGTCGAGGCGGCGGATATGGACGAAGCGATGCAGATCGCCGAGGAGCGCATCCGGGAGAATGAGTTCGCGGATCCGGACAGCGTAGACTACGATTCTCTTCTTGAGGAGGATGATGAATATGGCGAGCTTGTATGAGATCGACCGGTCCATCATGGAATGTGTTGACATGGAAACGGGTGAAATCATCGACCCGGGGAAGCTGGAATCGCTCCAGATGGAGAAGCGGGAGAAGGTGCGGAATATCGCGTGCTGGATCAAGAATCTCCGGAGCGACGCCGCCGCGTACGACGAGGAGGAGAAGTCCTTCTGCAAGCGCAAGCAGGCGGCGCTCAAGAAAGCGGCAAGCCTTGAAACGTATCTCGCGGACGCGCTCCACGGCGAGAAGATGAAGGACAAGGAGTTCTCCATCAGCTACCGCAGGAGCGATTCCGTAGAGGTCGCACCGGAGGCAGTCGCGAAACTGCCGGACGAGTTCAAGGTATTCGCTCCGCCGCGGGCGAACAAGAAAGCGCTCAAGGAGGCCATCAAGAACGGCGCCGTATTCGATGGCGTCCAGGTGGTCGAGAAGAACAACATTCAAATCAAGTAGGAGGTTTTTATCATGGAGAGCATGGATAAGGTGATCGATACGATCATGGACAAGAAGAAGGGCTACGACTACGACGGCGACGATTTCGCCGCGCCGACAGAACTCACGGTGACAATCACGCTGCACGAGTACAGGAACCTCGTCGAAAGAGTTACTTCCTATCGTGAGGAAAACGCTACTCTCCGCGAGAAGTGCAAAGGTTTCGAAGCAGAGTGCGCGCATATCAAAGAGGAGCTTGCCAAGCTCAAAAAGGTCGCCGGGAACGGCGCTGCTCCCGCCGACATCAACGCCATTGTGATTTCGGTGCTGAAGGCTATGGATGAGAAGAAAGGGTGACACGCTATGGCTATGGGGATCCTCGTCATTGGCGAAAGCGGCAGCGGGAAGACGACTTCCTGCCGGACGCTCGACCCGAAGACGACATACTACATCGACGCAGACCGCAAGGGGCTGTGTTGGAAAGGCTGGAAGAAGCAGTATAACGAGGCCAACGGGAACTATCTCGCGGTGTCGAAGCCGGACGAGGTCTACGACCGCGTGAGGCTCATCAACGACAAAGATGCGCGCATCAAGACCATCGTCATTGATACGCTTAACGGCATCATGGTCGACCAGGAGTTCCGCCGGATGCACGAAAAGAACTACGACAAGTGGGCAGACCTCGCATGGTCAATCTACAAGCTCATCGGTGTCATCGGCAATATGCGGGACGATCTCAATATCGTCTGCATGGCGCACGCACAGACAGACCACGACGAGAACGGCTTCCTCTTCACACGCATGAAGACGAGCGGGCGGAAGCTGGACAAGATCGTGCCGGAATCGAAGTTCACGACGGTGCTGCTTGCGAAGGCGAGTGACGGACGGTATGTGTTCGAGACGCACGCCAACCATTCGACGGCGAAGAGCCCGCTCGGGGCGTTCCCGGAGGTGGAGATTCCAAACGACATGAAAGCGGTCATCGATACTCTCCGGAAGTATGAAGAGGATTGACATATTGTTCACGCCCGCAAGGGCAGGATTTACAGGAGGAATTCATCATGCAGAAACCGGCAAACTGGGATACAGTAGAAGCTATTTGCGGCGGAGGAAAGCGCCTCACGCCGGGCGGCCACGTGTGCAAGATCGTGTCAGCGGCGGAGCAGACGAGCCGCACAGGGAAACAGATGCTCGTCCTCGCATTCGACATCGACGGCGGCGAATTCGACGGCTATTTCATGAATCTCTATAACCGCAACGTCCAGGCGCAGCACAGCGATGCGAAGTGGCCGAACAGCGGGGTCTACCGCCAGCTCACGGAGGGCGATTCCGCAGGGTACTTCAAGGGGATGCTCGTGAACATCGAGAAGTCGAACCCCGGTTACAAGTGGGACTGGAATGAGCAGTCCCTCAAGGGCAAGCGGTTCGGCGGCGTGTTCCGCGAAGAGGAATACCAGGCGAACGACGGCAGCATCAAGACGCGCATCGCCTGCATCGCTGTCCGCGAAGTTGAAGGTATCGAGGACATCATCGCGCCTGGGACGAAGAAGCTGGCACAGAGCGGCGCGCCAGCGGGCTACATCCCCGACGAGCAGATTCCATTCTGATTGATCGCCGCCGGAAGGATTGCAAAGGAGGTAGACGGGGGATTCCTCGTCTTCGTCCCTTGCGTCAACCATCGCGAGCAAGTCCGGAGCTCAGACAGCCGCGTTTATGTCGAGTTCCGCGATCCTCGCAAAATCAGCCGGGAGCAGCAAAAGAAGGCCTACGCGCTCATCGGGGAGATCGCCAGGTGGTGGGGCTACATGCCACAGGAAGCGGCGAAGGAGCTCACCAAGGTGATGTTCCTCACAGGCGGCGCGCCCGTCATGCTTGCCAATACGTTCAGCCTGGCGGATTGCACGGTAGAAGAGGCACGGAAATATATCACGTGGCTCATCGATTTCTGCCTCATCTACGACGTACCGATGCAGGACAAGCCGCTCTACGAGCTCGTGGAGGACATCCCTCGTTACGTCTATGCGTGCCTGCTGAATAAGCGCTGCGCCGTCTGCGGCAAGAAGTCGGAGCTCCACCATGTCGACCACGTAGGCATGGGGCGCGACCGGCGGGAGATGTGCCACATCGGCATGAGGTGCCTGCCGCTGTGCCGGCACCACCACAATGAGATCCACACCATCGGCGCGGAGACGTTCCTGAAGCGGTATATCCTGGAGCCGGTGGAGATTGATAGAAGGATTGCTGAGAAATATAGATTGAAAGCGAGGTGAATGATGGTGAAGAACCTAATTAACTTGTGGAAAGCATTTATGGACGAAGTAAACAGCACTGGCGCGGAGCCCGCAGACATTTGCGTTTATCAAGCACTACTCTATTTTGATAACAATCTTATGTTCCGGGAATGGTTCGCCTGCACAAATGCTCGTCTGGAATCTTTTACAGGACTTAGCAAAAACACCATCGTCAAGGCAAAAAATCGCCTCAAGCAGCGCGGATTGATTGACTTCAAGGTGAGCGGAAAGGCATCAACGCTCTACCGTTTATGCGAACCTTATAGGTCACTCAGTACGCAACAAACTACGCAAAGGTCACTCAGTACGCAAGACCCTACGCAAGACCCTACGCAAAACCCTACGCAAGACCCTACGCAAAACCCTACGCAAGACCCTACGCAAGACCCTACGCAAAACCCTACGCACATAATAAGACAAGACAAGACAAGACAAGACATACCTGAGGAGGCTGCGCGTGCCTGCGAGGATGTGCCGGTCATTCCCCCTAGGGTGAAGCAGGCCTTCGAGCAGACATTTCGCCCGATCTTGCCGCAGGACCTCGACCGTCTCTCAGCGATGGTGAAGGACTACGGGGAGCTCACCATGCTCTCAGCCATTCGCGCCGCGAAAGAACGCAGAGGGTTGCCGCCGGTGCGAGAGCCGCTCTCATGGCTCGGCAAGGTCCTCCGAACGCGCCTCTCGCAGACGCAGACGCAGGCGGAGCGCGAGGAGGAGTATCAGCCGCCGGAATGCCGCGCGCCAAATCCCTTTATCGGCATGAGCCGTGAAGAGTACCTGGATAAGTGCCGCAAGTTGTACGGCAAGGAGGCTTTCGAGAGGATGATGAGGGATGGCCAGATCTAGGGCGGACTACGCCGACCTCGCGAACATCGAGGCGGAGGCCTCTGTACTGGGGGCGGTCTACTGCCGCCCGGAGCTCATCTACGAAGTCGCGGATGAGCTGAAGCCGGAGGCGTTCTATCGCGAGGCCCACCGCCTGCTCTACACGGTGATGCTCAAGCTTGCGCAGGATCACAAGTCTGTTGACATCGTGAGCACGACGGAGGAGCTGCGAGACGAGGGCCTGCTGAATCGTGTCGGCGGCATCCAGTTTGTCACGCACGTTGCAAATTCTGAGCCGACCTCCGCGTACTGGAAGCAGCATGCGGAGATCGTCAAGGCCTACGCCAGGCGGCGAGCCCTCTGTGATGTTGCCGACGCAATCAAGGGTGCGGCCTGCGACCTCGGCGAGGACGTCGATATGGCGGACATTCAGTCCCGTGTTGCTTCCGTCGCCATGAACGACGGCAAGCGCGACGCACAGAGGACAATGCTCGAAGAGCTCATGGACTACACAGCCTGGGAAGAAAAACAGGCGGCGAATGGCGGCTCGGGCATCCTGTCTGGCTTCACACAGCTTGACATCGTGACGCACGGCTGGCAACCGGGAGAGCTCATCATCCTCGCGGCGCGTCCGGCTGTCGGCAAGTCCGCGTTCGCGCTTGCGATGGCGCTGAACATGACGCTCGACGCTCGGAAGCAGGTTGCATACTTTTCGCTCGAGATGAGCAAGCAACAGCTCATCTCCCGCGCGCTGGCTAACAAGACAGGCATCAGCGCGAACATCGTCGGTCATCCGGCGGAGCGCCAGCAAAGCGACTGGGATGCCATCACGGCGCAGAAAGATCGGCTCGCGAAAGCGACGCTGCACCTCTACACGGAAAACATCGACACGCCGCTCAAGATCTACAGCAAAGCGCGGCAGGCGCAGGGAAAATTCGGGCTCGACCTCATCATCATCGACCACATGCATCTCATGACGAGCGGGCGGAAAGGCGACGGCACGAATCGTACGCAGGAGATGAGCTACATCTCGCGCCAGCTCAAACTCATGGCTATGGAACTCGATGTCCCGGTTATTTCGCTCGCGCAGCTGAACCGCGGCACCGAAGGGCGCGATGACAAGCGCCCGCGGCTCTCCGATCTGCGCGACTCTGGCAGCATCGAGCAGGACGCGGACATCGTCATGCTCATGTATCGCGAGAACTACTATCAGCGGCAGCAGACGGACGAGGACATCGTGGAGGTCAACGTCGCGAAACACAGGAATGGCCCGCTTGCGAATATCGCCATGAAATTCCACAAGGAGACATCGAGCTTTGAGAAAATTCCGTATGACGCGCAGTATGTACCGGCTTCATCGGTGCCGGTGTGAAAGGAGTAGACATGGAATACCTGGAGAGAGAATACAAATCCGTGCTCATACATCTGTGCATGGCCTACCGTATCGCAAGCGGCGCAGACATCGACATGGAGCTTGCGAAAAAGAAGCATGGCCGCGTCGTCATCGTGTACCTGCATGGTAGGGAGCGCGGCGCGGATGAATACATCAACGTCGAAGGCGACAGCCCGCTTTACATGATTGCCGATGTGACGAAGAAGCTGAACGACATTTTGAGCTAATAGGAGGCGGTAACATGGGGCTGAAACCAAGGGCGGTCGTCGTCATCGACATCGAGAGCGGCCGTGTCGTCAAGCGGTACGCAAGCATGACGGAGGCGAAGGAGGAAGAGTTCTGCCGATACGAGACGATACGTGACCGCTGCAACCACAAAGCAGACGAGAGCCGCGACTACCGCACGTTCCGCTGGGCGGAGGAGGTGGAGGTGCAATGAACTACTGCGACATCTGCAAGACGCGCGAGCACGTCTTGAGATACCGGCGCAAAGACGGCAAGGAGTATCATCTCTGCCGCGACTGCGCGCCGATGCTCGCCGATCTCTTGCGCGGCGTATGTGCCATTTGCCGCCACGCGCATAAAGGCGATAAGCTCTACTGCATGCTCGGCAAGAATCTGCAAGAGAGGAAGCCGGACGAGAGCTGCGGGAGGTTTTACCCGGTTCCCGTCAGGAGATGGCTTGCGTAAAACGCCGTGAGACGCGCTGACGTCGGCAGCAAGGGGCGTCCAATGCACCGCGCATATAAGTTTATGCATGGCACAAAACGGACGCGCAGAAACGATGGTAGGAGGCTAGAGAAATGTCATGGGCGAGAAAGAGGAAACGATCTGAGAATATCGACTGGCTGATGCGGCAGACACCGGCACAGAGTGCAAGATACCTTCGGCGAGAGGACGTCTACTACGAAGCACAGCAGGCGGCGAAGGTAAACGCGGCGGCACACAATACGTATGAGAAACTGCGAAAGGAGATCGAGGAGCCAGCCGATGCTTATATCCGCGGCGTTGGGGATACGGTCTGCGCGTTTATCGGTTTTCTCCGCGACGGTAAGATTGGCGCGCCGTTCGGCAGGAAGCGGCTGGAGAAATTCATCCACGAGTTCAATGCTTATATGGACGGGCTGCAAGAGGGCAAAGTGAGCGGCGATAACATCGCCGTGGCGCTCAAAGACGAAATCGGCCTGGACGTCTACGCAGAGTTTGCGAAAGCGGACAAAGAGACGCAGGAGGCGAAGAAGTGCAGGAATACAGCATCATGATTCCCGGCGACGCCGTGCCGCAGGGGCGTCCGCGCGTTGTGCGGATTGGCGGGCGAACAATCGCCTACGATCCGCCGAAGAGTAAAGATTACAAAGCGCGCGTCCGGCAGTACGCCGCACAGAACGCGCCAAAGGAGCCGCTGGAGGGAGCGGTTGCGCTGGATGTGCAAATCTTTCGGAGCGTGCCGAAGTCGTGGAGCAAGAAGAAACATGAGGCTGCATACGCCGGGCTGATCTGGCCGACAACAAAGCCGGACGTCTCGAACATCGTCAAGGGCATCGAGGATGCACTCAATGGCATCTGGTATAAAGATGATTCGCAGATCGTCCATGAGTACAGCATGAAGCAGTACGCGAGAGAGCCGGGCGTGGTCGTGAAGATGTGGGGAGGTAACGAGGATGAGACTATCGACTAGAGATTACATCACTAAAAGACTTTCAGAAAGCGAGCGCTATGCGCAGCTCGCCGAAGAATGCAACGAGCTCGGGAAAGCGGCGCTCAAAATCCGTCGTATCATCACGCAAGGTGCAAGCCCTACTCCCGTAGCAATCAAAGAGGCGCTCGACAATCTGCACGAAGAGATTGCAGATGTGTTGGTATGCTGCGAGGTGCTGCCTGTCGACTGGACGATGATCAGGGAGATCGAGCAAAAGAAGTCCGACCGGTGGACGCTGCGGCTGAGAGACCGGAAAGAGGTGCAGTAGGAATGAGCAAAGTGGTTCAGTTCAACGAGAATCAGAGAGTTTACAGCAGCCGGGATGGCGAAATGTACCGCGTGCCGATCGGCGACAAGTACGAAGTGAGCGTTATCTCGACGGCGTATTCCTACGGCGGAAACCTTGGATTGTACGAAATTGCGCTGATGAAAGACGGTAAGATCGTCAAGTTGAGAGGGAAGGTCAAGGGGTTCCGTGACGATGACGTTCTCGGTTACTTGACGGAAAACGATGTGCGGAAATACATCGAAATTCTCAGAGAGTTTGTCGGTGGGGAGGGGTTGTCTAAATGAGCAAATGGTACATCGACAAAATCAAAGCCGTCGCGCCGGAATTGCTTGACGGCAATACAGCGGACATCATGGACTGGATTGATAACGCGTTTACGATGTACGCAGAAGATGCGGATATTGTGATGCAGATGGATGATGTCATCGATGAGCAGGAAGATTATTACGGTGTAGAGCTTGACTACATGAGCCGCAATCAGCTGCTGACGGTCGTTGCAAAGCTGATTGGCGTGACGGAGGGTGAATAATGGAAACTTGCGATAGAAACGGCAACTGCATCGACGACGCTCCGACGTATGCGCAAGAGCAACTTGCAGACCTTAAAGAGAAAGAAGAGCTAATGAAGGCGAAAAAAGAAAAGCAGATGGTCACGAGATACAAACAGGCACTCTACCATGCGGCGTGTGATTTTGCAAGGACTAAAACTAATTGTGGTAAATGCAGATGTAAGGACTCGTGCGGTTGCAATCCGGGTACATTAGGTTGTAGATTTGCACTTGAGGATAAGTGGAAACAGGATGCGGGGATAAAAGATTATAATGGGCTCATGGATTTAGACCACCCGTGAATTTTTTAGGAGTGCATGATATAGTAGCAGTAATGAAACGGAGGTTGCTATCATGCCACGAAAAAAGTACACGGCTGAATTCAAGGCGAAGACTGTCCTGTCCATCTTACAGGGCGACAAAGAGTTCAACGTCATTTGCTCCGAGAACGGCCTGAATCCCAATATGGTCCGAAAATGGAAGCAGGATTTCCTGCAGCATGCCCATCGCGCGTTCAGCGCAAATTCTGAGAACAAGGCAGCTCAGAGAAAGGAGGAAGACCTGAAGAAAAAGAATGACCAGATGCTCAAGACCATCGGCCAGCTGACGCTCGAACGCGACTTTCTTCAGGGCTGCTTTCGCCAAGCTGGAGCTCCCCTCCCAGACATCCCGGAATATGATCCAAAAGGGTAGTTCCTTGTCCATACGCCGTCAGTGCGCCTTGCTGGGGCTGAACCGCTCCAGCCTGTTCTATACGCCACACGAGCCGATGAGCAAAGCTCCTGCCTTCGACGAGGCCATTATGGCCCGTATTGATTTCTGGCATACTAGGTGCCCTTATCTCGGCTCCCGCAAGCTTGTTACAAGGCTGCAAGAGGATGGCGTGCAGGTCTGCCGCAAGACAGTGCGCCGCCTGATGCAGAAGATGGGGATCTACGCCGTCTATCCCAAGCCGAACCTTTCCAAGCGTAATTTCAAGGAGGCTATCGTGCCATATCTGCTGCGAAACTACACCGCGGCCTTTCCGAACCAGGTGTGGTCTATCGACATCACCTACATCCCGATGCCGCATGGGCACATGTACCTGACAGCAATCATCGACTGGCACAGCCGTCGCATCGTTGGGCATCATCTTTCAGACAGTCTCGAGGTAAGCAACGTCGTACAGGCAGTGAGGGAGACTGTTGAGAAATACGGCATTCCGGCCATCATCAACTCGGACCAGGGCAGCCAATTCACAAGCAAGGAATACAAGGAGCTGCTTCGCAGC